CGGACACCTGGTGCCAGGGTCGTCACAATTGTGGCGATGCAATACCATGCCTCCTTCCGTCCTGTATTGGGCATGAATGGAATGCACACTATTGCACCAGCATCGAACCTGCTGGCCCGCCAAATAAGCTAACTATTAAAGGAGACTGGTTACAATGTGATTTATGTGAGCGCACCGCGTTATGGGCCTATTCTTTACGGGATGGGGCCATTGAGAACCGGTGCTCATATCACAGCAACGCAAACACCACTCACACTAAAGGCAAGATACGTGGCGAACGCGTTGTGTCAAGCACGAGGATCCAAAATAGTTGGCAGTACATTCTTTTTCAGGATCTCAAAGCTTGCCGTGATGGGGTCATTGTCGCGCCAGAAAGAGTGGACTGCTCTTATGATATCGCGATGGACCTTTTATTTCACCGGGACGGTAGTTTTGGTTTCCTATTAGAACGGTATCTTGGCCAGAAGCAAGGCGGTACAACCCATAAATCCATGAAAATGGTTGAAGGGCACGCTGGTGCTAAAAGCCAGGAAGAATTAAAGCTTGATGCTTTAATAGAGAAAATGAATGATGCACTTTTCGAGGCTGTGGAAGTAGGTTGCTCCGAAGACATTGTCAACGGAATGGCACGCACTTTCATCCGCAGTTTTCCTCCTTGTAAAGGGGCTAGTAGGACTAGCCTGGCAAGTTATCCGCAAGCTATGGAGGGTGGGTATGTCCCATTATTAAGTAATGGGATAGCAGTGCGGTTGCCAAGGTCCGGTAAAAATCCGGACCCCCAGGAATGGAGGGTGCATCAAGAAAAGAAGCAACCTGTTGTGCAGACCCAAGCACATTTTGGCTTTCCAAGTGAGCCACCTGTTGTTTCATTACAAAAACAACAAGAAAAACAGGATTATTTCCTAGAAAAAAGGGGGTCGGCCTTCATAGATGGTTACTGTTACCTTGCTTTCTGGAAAACACTTGAAGAACAACGTGAGGCAGCTGCCAAGTTTGGAGCTTGGCCGAGAGCGTCCACGTTGCCTCGTGAATTTCGAAGACAAATGCAAGTTAACAGTGCCTGCAAGAAGACCCATATTACGGACGACGGCT